GGCGCTGTCGGGCGCGGGCACGTTGGCCCCGGCGCTGCTGGGTGATGCGGACGCGCTGTACGCGCCGACGCTGCAGCCGGGCGCGGTGAGCGTGACGCCGGCGCTGCTGGCCGATGCGGATGCGCTGTATGCGCCGGCGCTGTCGGCGGGCGGCACGGTGGCGCCGGCGAAGCTGACCGATACGGACGCGCTGTATGTGCCGACGCTGCAGCCGGGTGCGGTGAGCGTGAGCCCGGCCCGGCTGCTGAATGTGTCGTCGGCCTGGGCGCCGATTCTGGTGCCGGGCGCGGTGGGCGTGGCGCCGGCGCTGCTGGCTGATGCGGATGCGCTGTACCCGCCCTGGCTGGGGGCGGGGTCGCTGGCGGCACCGCTGGTGGGCGCGCGCGTGACGGTGTCGTGTGCGCCGGACCGTGCGACGGTGTCGTGCGCGCCGGACCGGGTGACGGTGCGCCCGCGCAGGGAGTAAACGGTGCCGAAGTCGCCGCCGCCGCTGGATCCGGAACTGGAGCGCGCGATCGAGGAGCGCCTGCGCGCGCGCCTGGAGGAGCACGCCGCCCAGGCGTTCGTGGATGGCGACGCGGTGCGTCACCGCGCCGAGCACGAGGCGCAGCGGCGCGCGGCCGAGGACCGGCGCGACCTGGCGCGTGCGGTGCGCAACCATGTCGCCGCCGGCGTGGTGATGGCGCTGCTGATGCTGCTGGGGGTGTCGACCTCGGAGTGGGTGCGCGCGTGGGTGGCGCGCTGAACGGAGGATGAGATGAGCGCACTGTGGTGGCTGTTGCCCTGGATGGTCTGGCGTGGCTGGTGGCTGGCCTGAGCCGGGGCAGCGTGTCCGGCGGTTTTTTTCGTACTTTTTGCCTGTCGAGGAAAACTCGCACGGCGTGAAATGCGCAGCATGAGCAATCCATCTTTACCGCATGACCTGGCGCGCTGCTTTGGCGATGGCCGCGCGCAGCGGGCGCTGACGGTCGAGCGCCAGGCGATCAATGAGGAGGCGCGCACGGTCGAGCTGGCGTTTGCCAGCGAGACGCCGTATGAGCGCTGGTGGGGCGTCGAGATTCTGGACGTGACGGCGACCGCGATGCGCCTGGGCCGGCTGAGCTCGGGCGCGAATCTGCTGATGGACCACGACACGCGTGATGTGGTGGGCGTGGTGGAGTCGGTGTCGATTGGCGCGGACCGGGTGGCGCGCGCGGCGGTGCGCTTTGGCCGCAGCGCGCGCGCCGAGGAGGTCTGGCAGGACGTGCGCGATGGGATCCGCCGCAATGTGTCGGTGGGCTACCTGGTGCACAAGGCGACCCTGGTCGAGGCCAGCAGCGATGGGCCGGATACCTATCGCGTGACCGACTGGGAGCCGTTCGAGGTGTCGCTGGTGTCGGTGCCGGCGGATGCCAGTGTGGGCGTGGGCCGCAGCCTGCAGCGGGAGGCGCTGGCCGCGCCGGATGCCGCGCGGGCTGTCGATCCTGGCACGTCGGTCGGCGCCCGGGACGGCGCCGCCACGGCAGGGTCGGAGGGCGCCGCCGTCGCCGAGGTGGCCGCAGCCGCGGCCGATGTTTCTGTTTCCCAAGATTCCCATGAGGAGAAATCCATGCCTGATATTTCCGTGAGCGAGCGCAACCATGCCGCCGAGATTTCCAAGATTGCCGCGACCCTGCCGGGTGGCGCTGAGCTGGCGTTGAGCGCGATTCAGCGTGGCCTGAGCGTGGAGGAGTTCCAGCGCGAGGCGATCGAGAAGCTGGCCAGCCGTCCGGTGCCGAGCGCCGATATCGGCATGAGCCGCACCGAGGCGCAGCGCTTCAGTTTCATGCGCGCGATCAATGCGCTGGCCAACCCCGGCGACCGCCGGGCGCAGGAGGCGGCGCGCTTCGAGCGCGAGGCGTCGGATGCCTACGCGGCCCGACTGGGCCGTGGCGCGCAGGGCTTTTTCGTGCCGGTCGAGGTGCAGCAGCGTGATTTGCTGGTGGGCACCACGACCGCGGGCGGCTACACGGTGCAGACCGATCTGCTGGGCCAGAATTTCATCGATGTGCTGCGTAACCGCATGGCGATGACCGGCCTGGGCGCGCAGTTTCTGACCGGGCTGACGGGCCAGGTGGCGGTGCCACGCCAGACCGCGGGCGCGACCAGTTACTGGGTGGCAGAAAACAATGCGCCGACCGAGAGCCAGCAGGCTTTCGACCAGGTGGCGCTGAGCCCCAAGACGGTGGGCGCGTTCACCGATGTGTCGCGCAAGCTGCTGCTGCAGTCCTCGATCGATGTCGAGGCCTTCGTGCGCAATGACCTGGCGACGGTGCTGGCCCTGGCGATCGACCTGGCGGCGATCAATGGCAGCGGCGCGTCGAACCAGCCGACCGGGGTGCTGAACGTGTCGGGCATTGGTTCGGTGGCCGGCGGCACCAACGGCGCGATTCCGACCTGGGGCAACCTGGTGGACCTGGAGTCGGCGGTGGCGGTGGCGAATGCCGATATCGGCGCGCTGGGCTATCTGACGAACGCGAAGGTGCGCGGCAAGCTCAAGCAGGTGAGCAAGGTGTCGGGCCAGAACGGGTTTGTCTGGGACAACGGCGACACGCCGGTCAACGGCTACCGCGCGGCGGTGTCGAACCAGGTGCCGAGCAACCTGACCAAGGGCACGGCGTCGGGTATCTGCTCGGCGATCCTGTTCGGCAACTGGAGCGACCTGATCGTGGGTCAGTGGGGCACGCTGGACCTGATGGTGGATCCGTATACGGGTTCGACCGCGGGCACGGTGCGCGTGGTGGCGCTGCAGGACGTGGATGTGGCGGTGCGCCACCCTGAGTCCTTCGCCGCGATGAAGGATGCGCTGACCGCCTGACGCGCAAGGACACGCCGTGCTGCACGAGGATTTCAGCGTGTTCCTGGCCGACTGGGGCCAGGTGGCGATCCACACCGGCCGCGACGGCGCGCAGCGCGCCTGCACGGTGCTGGTGGACCGCGACCTGGCACGCCAGGGCGAGGTCGCAACGGTGAATGTGCGCACGGCGCTGCTGTTGGTGGGCCGCCACGAGCTGGCGGAGGCGCCGCGACGCGGCGACACGTTCTATTTGAGCGGCACGGGCGAGACGCTGGTGGTGGACAGCCTGCAGCAGACCGACGAGCTGGAACACCGGGTGTACGTGGCATGAGCGTGGCGGTTTCAGTCCAGATCGACGCCGAGCAGGTGGCGGATGCGCGCGCGCTGTTCGAGTTTGTCGGCGGCAACAGCGCGGATGCGCTGCGGGTGGCGATCAACAAGGCGGCGCCCAAGATCAAGACGCTGGCGAGTCGCAAGATCCGCGACCAGGTGCGGCTGCCAGCGGCGTATGTGAGCGAGCGGCTGACGCTGCGGCGTGCGACGCGTGCGGCGCTGTCGGGTGCGATCCAGACGCCGTCGCGCGGGCTGCTGCTGAGCCGGTTTGCGACCGACAGCACGGTGGCGAGCGACAAGGTGGGATGGATCCGGCCGCCGAAGGTGCCGGCCGGCGGGATCAAGGTCAAGGTGAAGCCGGACGGCTCGACCAAGTCGGTGCACGGCGGTCCGGGCACGACGGGCAAGGTGTTCTACGTCGTGCTCAACGGCGGCAATAACGTCGGGATCGCGGCGCGGCTGGCGGGCGAGAAGCGCAAGATCAAGGTGCTGTCGGGGCCGTCGCTGTCGCAGGTGTTCAACACGGTGCGCGATGAGGTGTTGCCCGAGGCGGGCCAGGAGCTGACCGATCAGCTGCTGGATGCGATGCGCTATCTGCTGGTGATGCAGTACCCGCTGGAGGAGGCGCCATGACGCAGCCGGTGCGCGAGCGGGTGCTGGCGGCGCTGACGGCGGCGGTGGGCGGGGTCTACCGCATGCCGACGCCGGAGGACAGCGAGGACATGCCGCTGACGTTTGTGCAGGCGTCGAGCGATGAGGTGACGACGGATTACGAGGTGCACTACGCGCGCATGCCGGTGGCGGTGGCGCGCGCGGCCTATGCCGCGAGTCCGGACCAGGCGGCGCAGCGGGCGCAGGCGCACGCGATGCTGGCCGAGCTGGTGGCGCAGCTGTGGGCGGATCCGACGCTGGGCGGGCTGTGCAGCGGCGCGGGGCTGCAGCTGGTGGGGCAGGGGATCGAGCTGGATCTGGGGCGGCTGGTGTTTGCCGAGGTGTCGCTGGTGCTGCCGTATCGCACGGTGCGCGGTGACGCGACGGCGCTGCCGCCGTAGCGAGGGTGTTGTGAGGGTGTGACGGGGGTTGCCGCCGGCCGCGTGCGTTTCCCTTTCCTGGCGGCCGGCGGCGCTTTTTTCACGGGTTCATTTCCGGGTTTTTTCGAGGAGCAGACATGGGTGCACCGATCATTCGTTACGAGGCCGGCCAGACGCCGCAGGCCTGGACCGCCGCGAGCGACAGCGGCGACGCCAAGAAGTTCAGCGTGGGCTTCAGCCCGATTTCGAGCGCGGCGGGCTTTGAGCCGTCGATCGCGCCCTATGGGCTGCTGACGGGCGGCGCGATCACGACCAATGCGACGAACAACACGGTGAGCGTGGCGGCGCTGACGGCGAGCATGGCGGGTGCGACCGGCGCCTCGGCCGCGGGCGTGGTGTCGGTGGCCGCGGGCAGCGCGACCGTGACCCGGCCGGCGACGAACGTGGCCAAGGTCTGCAGCGTGACGATCGACAGCACGGGCGCGATCGCGGTGGTGGCGGGCACCGATGGCGCGTCGACCACGTTTTCCGAGACGCGCGGCGCTGCCGGCGGGCCTCCGTTCATTCCGGTCGGCTCGGTCGAGCTCGGCCAGGTGCGCCTGACGACGAGCGCGGCGGCGGTGGTGGCTGCGGGCGAGATTTTCCAGGTGGTGGGCACGCACTGCGAGACGTCGGGCTATCCGGTCTATGCGCTGGACTACGGCCTGGGCACGGTGACGTTTGCCGATGTGCTGCCCAAGATCCACACCGGCAGCCTGCCGAAGAAGGTGTACGCGAAGGGTTACACGCCGCTGTTCAGCGCGATCCCGAACACCAGCGACTGGGTGCCGGCGGAGTCGACTTATTCGATCAATTCGACCGATACCTATGACGGTCCGGTGGGGTCGGCGTCGTCGAGCCTGGGCCAGGCGTCGTTCACGGCGCAGCTCAAGGACGGCATCACGGATGCGTTCGTGGCGAGCAAGGGCAAGAACCTGTGGTTCGAGTTCCGGCCGGACCGCGACAAGACGATTCCGAAGCAGCTGACGCAGGGCATTCTGGGCATTGCCCGCAGCAACCCGGCGTCGGGCGCGCCGAGCGCGAGCTGCACGGTGACGCCGAGCGCGGCGACGCTGGACGTGGCGAGCTGATAGGGGCGCGGCGTGAATCTGGAGCGTTTTGCGAACCTGCAGGCCCAGCCGCGCACGCTGGACGTGCCGGTGCCTGAGCTGGCGGGCTGGGGCCTGTACGACGAGGGCGAGCCGCTGGTGTGGCGCCTGCGCAGTCTGACGGCGCTGGAGTTCCACCAGGCGGCGACGGCACACCGCGAGTCGATGCGTCGGCTGCGCGAGGCGCTGGACCTGGCGGTGGCGGGCAGCGAGGAGGCGGCCGGCGCGCTGCGCGCCGCGGCGGAGGCGACGCCGGCGGAGTTCAGCCAGAAGATCGAGATTCTGAGCCGCGCGAGCGTGTCGCCCTTGATTGGCGAGGCGCACCGCGATGTGGTGGTGCGGCTGTCCGAGCTGCTGCCCGAGCTGTTTTTCCGGCTGGCTAACCTGGCCGAGGGGCTGTTTGCGCAGGGGGCCGATCCGGGAAAAGCGCCGCCCTCTGGGTCGATCCCCGCGTGAGGGCGGCGCTGGCCCTGGCCGACGCGCGCGGGCGCTTTCTCTATGAGCTGCGCCCGGATCTGTTCCCGGAGGGGCATCTGACGCCGCTGGAGGAGCTGTTGTGGGCGCGCTTCTACGAGGAGCGTGCGCGCGCCGAGAAGGCGGCGCGGCGCTGAGGCGCTGGGCCGACCGATGGGGATGGGCGGGGCCTGGGCGCCGCCATGAATACAAGGGGGCCGCGTGGCTGACGCATCGAAGACGATCGACCTGATTTTCAACGGGGTGGACAAGACGAGTGCCGCGACCAAGGCGGTGCTGTCGAACATCGATTCGCTGACGGGGTCGGTCAAGACGATTACGCAGCCGGTGGCGGATTTCACGGTCGGCGCGGCCAAGCTGGAGGCCGGCATCATGGCGACCGGCGCGGCGATGACGGCGTTTTCGGTCAAGACGGCGGGCGATTTCGACACGGCGTTCAAGTCGATTTCGACGCTGTTCACGGCGTCGGACGCGGACGTGGCGGCGTACCGCGAGTCGGTCAAGACGTACGCGGCCGGCAGTTCGAAGTCGATGCAGGATGTGATGGATTCGATTTCGGCGGCGATCGGCGCCGGGGTCAATTACAAGGAGTCGCTGTCGGTGGTGGGCACGGCCGAGAAGCTGTCGATTTCGACCCGCTCGGATTTGAAGTCCACGACCGAGACGCTGGTGTCGACGCTGAATGCCTATGGCATGTCGACCACGAAGGCGGGCCAGGTGTCGGATGTCCTGTTTCAGACGATCAAGGACGGCAAGCTGACGATGAGCGACCT